CCAAGGTAGCCTAAAAGCGTTAAATTTGCGGTTTACCTTTGACCCCTTGCGGGGGTATTGCTAATGCGAGTAGAACGCTGGGAATTATGTAGTTTCCAGCGTTTTTTTATTGGCGGACTATCGGGTGCTATCGGTGGCTATCGGGGAAGTTACACCACGGGCTACACCACACTCGGAAGAAATTACACCACAAGCGGCGAAGTGGGCCGGGGTGATGCGGTGATAGTGGCGGGCGGCGGTGCGGGAGCTGTGGCCCAACCAGGCGTTGGCGACGAAATCAGGCACCAGGGATTCAAGATCGGTGCGGCATGAGGCACGGAGGTTTTGCCAGAGCTTTGGCCAGGGCTGTTGGCCGGCGCGGGCGGCTATGGTTAGCAGTTGATCCCGCCAGGTGGTGGCGGCGGAGCTGCGGGCACGGTTGAAAACGTGTTGCTGGCCTTCTGTGGCTAGTTCAAATAGGCGTTCAAGGTGCGGGCGGCAGGCTGGGACCATTGGCACAATACGCAAGCCGGTTTTAGGGCTGACGATGGTAATAGTACCGGCGGCCCAGTCTACATGGTGCCAGTGCATGGCCAGCGGTTCACTCGGGACACGTAGCCCAGCATAGCGGGCCAGAGCGATCAGGGCGGCATAGTACGGGTCGGCCTTGGCAATGAGTCTATCGACGGTTGGGCTATCAATGTAGGTTTCTCGGCTGCGATCATGCTGGCCCCGAGTGTTGCAATCTGAAAACGGGTTTTCAGTGATTAAGCGATACTTAATAGCTGCCGAGAATAATTGCCGGAAATCGCCAACTAGCTTGGCGGCGTGGGATGGCTTGAACTGTTGCCGCAGCAGACGGGCGACACGCTGAGCATCGCCAGCGGTGATAGTGGAAAGCGGGGTTTGTTCAAGCCAGTGCTGTACCAAGTGCCGACGCACGTTAGCCCAGCGTTTGCGAGTGCTAACAGCGCCGGCCAAGTCGCTGGCGTAGCGATCGCAGAACAGCCCAAGAGTACGCGGTACGGTATCCACGGGGATGGCTGCGACCAGGCCCCAGCGGCTGAGCTGCCGACGGATGCGCAGATCGGCACCAGCGGCCCATTGCAGAGCATCGGCAGCCGGTGGCGTATTGGTTTCGGCGGCCAGTTTCAGCCGATCCAAATGCCCGGCCACGATTTTAGCCCCGCTGGGTGTGATTTTGCCGAGCCACAAGGCCCGACGCACGCCACGCACGCAGACAGCGACACGATAGCCGTTTCGGCTGCGGTCACGATAAATAGAAGCCATTGCCAAGCGACCCAGTTAGGAATCGGACAGCCAGGCCATTAGATCGCTGTGCAAGATCAGCCATTTGCCGGCCCGTTTGCGGGCTGGTATTTCCCCGGAGGCTACGCGATCCCGCAGCGTATTAGCAGGCAAACCAATAGCGGCGGCGGCCTGGGGGATTGTGTAGGCGATTTGCGGAGCGTGTGCAGTCTTGGCGACATTGGCCAAGGTGTGGCAGACGGCAGAGCGGACTAACGCGGACAGGTCGGATTCAGTTAGCGACATTACGGGAACCATTTTTGAGCCGTGGTATCGTACCAGCGGCGCAAGCCGTAACGCGCAGGGGTGCTAGAGTGGTAGTATCTTACGGAAGCGGTGGCCGTTTGTCTACTCGGGTTGTTTCTGGTAGTTTTCCCGCGTTTCCGCGACTTTCTTAGGGTTTGGTTTGGGCGGTGAATACTTTAACACGCCTAATTCTGCTTCACTTCGAGCCTCATCGGCCTTGTCTATAAAACCACGCAGCAATTGCAGGCCCTTAGATACGCTTGGCCAATTGTAGATCGGCAAAGACTTCTCTGGCTGTTGGGATGCCACATTAGCCGCAGCAGTTAAACGCTGTGACCACGTTTCTAGCTGCTTTGCCAATGCTTGTAATTGAAAATCGGTAACTTGCGATACCTTCCTGGGTGTGTTCATAACAAAAACTGTAACCAGTTTGTAATTTCCCGCTAGTCGCAAAATCCAAACATATAAAGAGTTATGGCGTATCTTGACCCATCTTACCACCTATTTTGTACTAACTGGTATTGTTATTCGTACCAAATAGTATATCGTTACAGCATGGTTACACGATTAGAAAAGTCAAGCAAGCTACGCACGCCGGAATATATGCTGCTCTATCGTTTGGAGCAGGTACTAGGGCCGCGTGTTATCAATCGAGCGCTGGCCGGTGATGAGCGGGCTTTACAGCGGATCGAGGATTTTGCTTGGCGTGGTCGGAAGAAGCCGGCGCTGGTGCGCTGGGTTAAGTCGCAAAAGGAAAGGTTTACCAATGGTTCAAGTGGCAAAGAAATCTAGGGCAGGGGTGATTAAGGCCGCGCCGGGCGGTGCGTTTCAGATCAAGAACCCAATCACGGCTATAGCCGCTTTACAGGCTGGCCGCAAATTTGAGGACATCGAGCAGCGGTTGTGCTGCCGTCAGGGTGCCGAAATGGCTTGGCAGTATGCGGCGGCTGGGGCTGAAGTGTCCACCAGGGGAATCGAGCAGCTAAACGCTGAGTTGGTTTTGTTTGCTAAGTGGTGCGATTATCCAACGCGGAAATTTAGTTAGCCAAGGGGTGCAGCATGGAAGCACAGGTAATCGTTTGCTCCGATGGTGATGGCGTCTGGCGGGTGTTGGTTCGCAAGGGGGATCAGCGTTTTAGCTGGTCGGCCTGGGCTTGGGATCGCCAGCGGGTTTTGCGGGATGTTGGCCGGTCGGCTGCCGATCCAGAGTTAGATTTCAACTGGGAAGATGCGGCGCATATCAGTTTTGCAATCCGCAACAGTTGGCCGGTGTGCGATGCTCCGCATGGTTTGTTGAGTTGTACGCAGGCCGAAAAGCCGGGCGTCATTAGTAAGTGGCTTGAGTATATCGGGAAAGCGGCGCAAGCCGTGGCGCGTAGGACGCGCTAGAGTGGCGGGGCTGGGGCCGCTTGGATGTGGCCCCGGTGCCCGTTTTTTTCTTGGGGTGTGTGATGCGGCAATATAGCTACCACGAAACAGGTATCGTTTCTGCTGACGATCGGGAGCGATACGAGCAGCAGGCCGGATCGCAGGAGGAAATTGTTTTGGAGTTTTTCCGCAAGCGGCCCGGTCTGAGCTATTCGCCAGAGCGGGTGCAGGAGTTGGTTTTGCCATCGGCCCCGCTAACCAGTGTTCGCAGAGCGCTAAGCAATCTGACGCACGCCGGGGAGTTGGTTAAGACGGAAATAACGACCGACGGACGCTATGGCCGGGCGGTGTGTACTTGGACGCTAAGGATTGTGCCCAGTGGGCAGTTGGAGCTGTTTTGATGCAGGAACCCAAGGCCAAAATTAACTACAAAATCAATCAGGCGATGCGCGATCCAGAGCGGTGGGCGGTGCGGATTGTGTACCGCGACGATCTAGGGCGGAGGACTCGGCGTATAGTTTCGCCTACGCGCTGGGGTGCATCGGGGCGGTTTTCGTTTTTGGCTTTATGCACTGGCCGACAGGAGCAGCGTTGGTTTAAGTCTGGCAGCATTGAGACTGCCGAGCTTGTAAGTAGTGCTGATGTGTTGATGCCTACCACAATCGAGGATTTGTAAAAATGGAAATGGTTGAAATGGAAGTTGCCTTGCCGGTGGAGCTGCACAGGAAACTAGAAATAGTGGCGATGCAGGCGGGGATTAGTGTTGAGCATTTATGCAGTCTGTGGCTGGTCGATATGTACGCGCAAAAGTTAGAAGCGAATAGGAGGCGGACCAGTGAGCAAGACTAACATAACGCAGGCCACCAGCCGGATTAGTCAAAGCGTTCAGGCGCAAACGCTAACTAAGTTGGTGCAGTGTTTGGGGGCCAACCGGATTACGTTTTTAGAAATGACGCCGGATGTAGTTTTTGAGGTTGCTGGTTTATCTAGGTTTATGGTTAGGCTAGACGGTTCAGTCTTAGAATTATTGGAAACAACCAAACGAATTGAGGTTTTCCATTTGACAGCTAGATCGCATTGGCTATACGGCGTGGCGTTAGAAATGGTCCGCAACGATGCGGGGGAGCTGGTGAGCCGTGACGCAACAACAGTTTGATTTTACGCGGGCGGATCAGTTGGGATGCTTGGAGGCGGCTAAGATCGCTGGGGCTGCCGGTGTGTCTGCGGTTGCGTTGAAGTCGGTACTAAAGGCAATCGACGGCTATGGCCGAGGGCGTGAAGCGTGGCCTAGTTATGAATCGATTGCCACTAGCGCCGGCGTGTCTGCGAGGACTGCTAAGCGAGCGGTTAAGGAACTGGTCAGGCGTTCGCTGTTATGCGTGGAGCGGCGTGGGTCGGCTACGCTGAATCACTATCGGATAGTTTGGTCAGAATTGGCGCTTTTAAGTGCCGAACGAAGTGCCACGGCGACCGAACGAAGTGCCACGCGGGTCGAACGAAGTGCCACCATGGCACAACCGAAGTGCCACCATGTCACCCAAACCGACAAGAAACGTATACAGGAAACGACAACAACGCAGCAACAGCCGGTTGTTGTTGTTTCTTTGTGTGGAGTTGCTAGAGCCGAAGAGGCTGTAGCAAAAGCGATCAGCCTGGGCATGTCGAACTGCGACATACAGGAACGGATTGCAGCATGGAAGGCGTTACCCCAGGAAAGTCAGCGGCCTGGTGTTTTGTACAACTGGCTGACGATTAGGGGCAGTTACCAGACAGCAAAAGTGGCGGAACTACCGCAGTTGCGACTGGCCAAGCTGCCGACGAGTGCCGACGAAATCGAGCGAGCTAGCTTGATCCAGTACGGTAGAAAGCAGCGGTGGCCGCATGAGCGGTTACAGGCAGCGGTTGAAAGGTTTGAACAAACAAAACTAGGGGCACGATTGGAGGGCGTGGCGTGTGGGGCGTGTGGTTAGGTTTTGCGGTTTGTTTCATGTTGGGTTACGTGGCGGGCGTGGTAATGACAGCGGCCCGCATTGCCCCACCTTGGAAGTAAGCAATGCGAAAGTGTGTTGTGTGTGGTGATTTGTTTCGACCGTTTCAGACTCCCAGTAGATGGGGCCGGAAAACCTGTTCGCTAAAGTGTGCAAACAAGCTGCGATCACAGGCGGGTGGGGCAAGTGATGAGATACATGAGCTGCAGAAAGACCCGATTGAGTATCGACGGCGGCGGGAAATTGTAAGGCATAATTCGCTAGTACAAAGCGGCCAATTGGAAGGCCAGGTAATTGAGATGGATTGGTTATAAATGGCGTGGCTGTTTGATGATGGCGACGATTACGAGCGACGTAAGGAGCGCAGTAGGCAGCAACAGGCCGAGCAGTCACGAAAGGGCCGCGACATTGGCCCCTTGCCCGCTGTGGTCAATCCAGAGCGGCGGGAGGCTGGCCGGGTAGATTTGCGTTACTGGCTGGAAACGTACCAGGCAGATAAGTTCCCGCTAGAGTGGTCTGAAGATCACCTAGAGGCGATACGGTTGATACAGGAAACCATTTTGCAAGGGGGATTGTATGCGTATGCGATGCCACGCGGAAACGGGAAAACCACGCTGGTTGTGGCGGCTGCGGAGTGGGCGGCCTGTTATGGCCATAGACGCTACGTTGTTCCAATCGGAGCCACGGCACCACACGCGGCGGCTATGCTGGAAACGATCAAAACGGACTTTGAGACGCGAGAGGAATTGTTGGCGGACTTTCCTGAGATATGTTACCCGGTTAGAAAGCTAGAGGGGATCAATAATCGGGCGGCTGGCCAGGTGCTATCGGGTGTTAGGACTCGGATCAAGTGGACGGAAAAGCGAATCGTTTTGCCTACGGTGATGGATCGGGAAAACCGCCAGCAAGCATTAGCAAGCAGTGGCGTGATTATTCAGACCGCTGGACTACTGGGGGCCATGCGCGGCATGCAGTACACCACTGCCGACGGTGTGACGCATAGGCCCGACTATTGCATTTTGGACGACCCGCAAACCGACGAATCGGCCCGGCGGCCAGCGCAGACGGCTACACGGTTGCGCGTAGTAACGCGATCGGTGCTAGGGCTAGCGGGGCCAACCAAGAAGATTTCGGCAATGTGCCCTTGTACGGTGATTCAGCAAGGAGACTTGGCCGACCAGTTGCTAGACCGAACAGCTAACCCCGAGTGGCGCGGGCATAAAACGGCGCTACTGCGATCACTGCCGACAGACTTAACGCATTGGAATAAATACCGCGAACTACGCGGCGACAGTCTGCGAGAGCATGAGGACATAAGACTAGCAACGGACTACTACGCACAGAACAGGCTGGCCATGGACGCGGGCTGTGTGCCGAGCTGGGCGCAGCGGTTTGAGCCTCACCAGTTGTCGGCTGTGCAGTACGCAATGGACATCTGGGCCAAGGACGAAAGCGCGTTCTGGGCCGAATACCAAAACCAGCCATTACAGGAGGAAGAAACCGGGATTGAAACGCTGCGAGCTGCGGAGCTGCTTGAGCGATGCAATCAGCGACCACGGCGAACGGTGCCAGCGTGGGCAACAAAGCTAACCGCGTTTTTCGATGTGCAGCAAGACGTTTTGCCGTGGCTGGTGGTGGCTTGGGCCGACGATTTGACCGGCGCGGTTATAGATTACGGAGCCTACCCCGAGCAGTCGAAACGATATTGGACGCTGCGGGATTTGACAAAGACGCTTCGCGATGTGACGCAGGCGGCCACGGTGGAGCAGGCGTTAGAAATGGGGCTTGGGCAATTAGCCGACCAGTTGCTAGCCACAACATGGACCCAAGAGGACAGCGGCAAGCAGTGCAAGGTGGACTGGCTTGGTATCGATGGCAATTGGCAGTTGTCTACAGAAATGGTTTACCAAGTGGCCAGGGCACGGCAGCGAGTCTACGCGCACCACGGGCGGTTTGTGGGTGCTGCTAGCTTGCCGATGGAGGGTTGGAAACGTGAGCCGGGCGTCAGGCAAGGGCATTTCTGGCGGCTACTGCCAGGCCGCAAGGTCCAGACCGATATTAACAGTTGGAAAACCATTGTCGCCAAGCGGCTGCGGGCCGAAGTGGGCAAGATGGGTTCAATAGAGTTTTTCGGGGATCGGCCCCGAGTGCATGAGTTGCTAGTTGACCAGTTGAGCGCAGAGTATGGCGTACAGGTGGAGGGCCGAGGGCGACGGGTGACCGAGTGGAAGCTAAGGCCGGGCCGGGACAATCACTATTGGGATTGTTTGGTAGGGTGTGCTGTGGGTGCCAGTATGGTTGGCGGCACGATCGCCGGGCAGGCGAAGGCCACGCGCAAGCGTAAGACCTGGGAGGAAATCCAGGCAGATCGGCGGCGCAATGGATAGCGAGCATGTAGAACAGGCCAGCGAGCAAGCCGAACAACCGCGCCGGCTGCGCTGCCCAAAGTGTGGCTGTGAGCATTTGCCGGTTTGGTACACTAGGCCCAAGGCTGGACGAGTGATTACGCGGGTAAGGAAATGCAGGCACTGCGGGAAACGGATTGAAACGACGGAGAGAATTACAGGATGACAATAAGAAGGATGGTCAACGAACTAAGAGAGCTGGGGGGGAATTTGCGGCCATGAGCGGAGAATGTGCAATTGGTGCTATTTTAGATGGGTTTGGTGTTAGTAATGTAAATGGCGGGCCATTGGATGGACTATACATTCAAGGGCCGGAAGTCGTAATAGACCCAGCAAAACCAGGCTATAAAATTTGGGTTAACTATAACCACGAATACGTTTGGTGTTTTACAAAATGTGTTTGGGAGTTTTCAGGGGCACCACGGGCGGAAGCTGGCTTTAATGTGTTGCCGTTTGTTTTTCCTATTAACTCGGAAGCATAACAACCATTCTTCCCACCCAGCGGGCTATAACAGATATTTTCCCGCTAGATTCCATCTATGGAATACCGACTCGTTAGCATTATTGTAACGGCTGCCGGATCGCGACAGAATGCACTCTCTAAGGTAAACGGACCTGGAACGCGACGGCAGCGGGGGGTAGAACCAGCCCCCCGCTGCAATCTTACCAGTGGGGCGGTGCATGGACGAAACAGCGGTTGCTGATGCGATCAATGAGCCTAAGCAGGCTACGGCTGACGGTGTGAGCGTACAGCAGCATTCGCTACCGGATTTGATCCAGGCAGAAAAGTATCTAGCCGCTAAAGCAGCGGCGTCTAAAAAGCACAGCGGGCTAAGGTTTGCCAAGTTGGTGCCACCGGGCACGATCGGAGGCAACGGCTAGCTATGGGTACTGTTCTGCTATCCGATTGGACTCTTGAAGCGACCAAGCCAGCGGCAAAGCTGCAAGCCAGGTTGCTGCCATCGGTGCGGGCACGCTACGACGCGGCCACGATCGACGACGACAACAGACGGCACTGGGCCAATGCGGATAACCTATCGGCACGCCAGGCCAATAGCCCCGATGTGCGGGACCGGCTGCGCCGGCACGCACGGTATGAAGTGGCTAATAATTGCTACGCGCGGGGAATCGTCAACACGCTGGCGGACATCACGATCGGTTACGGGCCGACGCTGGTAGTACAGCAGGCCAGCCAGCAGGCCGACCAGTCGAGCAGTTACGAAGATTTGTCAGAGGTTGCCCGGTTGTTTACCGATTGGGCCGACGAAATCAATCTTTGGGGCAAGTTGTGGACCATGCGAGTCAGCAAGGCCCAAGACGGCGAAGCGTTTGCGATTATGCGGACGAATCCGCGTTTACAAGGTGCGGTTCAGTTAGATTTGCAGTTGGTGGAAGCCGAACAGGTGACCGATGGCCTAATGGGCACCGAATGGCTAGACCCGCGCAAGGTGGACGGCCTAGAGCTGGATGATTTTGGCAATCCGCTAATTTTCAAAGTGCTGATGGATCACCCAGGCGATTTGGCAATCAGCCAAGAGCCGATCAAGATTCCGGCTAGCCAAATGTTGCATTGGTTCCGATGCGATCGGCCCGGCCAGGTGCGGGGTATTCCAGAAATTACACCAGCCCTACCGCTATTCGCTCAGTTGCGGCGGTTCACGTTGGCCACGCTGACAGCCGCAGAAACGGCGGCGGACATTGCGGCGCTGCTAAAGTCTACACTGCCAAGCGACGACGAAGATTTGCCAGCCAGTTGGGAGCAAATACCCATTGAGCGCGGCACTATGACCACGCTGCCCGAGGGCTACGATTTAGCCCAGATGAAAGCCGAGCATCCAACGACCACTTACGAAATGTTTAAGCGGGAAATCTTATGCGAGATAGGCCGGACGCTGCAACTACCCAAGATGGTAACGCTGCTAGACGCCAGTAACTACAACTACAGCAGCGGCAGGCTGGACAAGCAAACAACAGACCGGGCGATAGACGTTGAGCGTTACCAGTGTGATTTGCAGATACTGCGCAAAATTTGGGGTGCATGGTTTGCGGAAGCCGTAAGGATTACCGGCTACTTGCCAGCGAGCGTGGAAGCGGGCATGGCGGTTCGTCCACGCTGGCTGTGGCAGCAGTTGGGCCATGTTGACCGGAAGAAAGAAGCGGACGGGGCGGCGGCGGATTTGGCAAACAATACGACCACGCTGGCCGATGAGTGTGCCCGTATGGGCTTGGATTATCGGGAAGTTATCAGGCAGCGGGCGCGGGAACTGGCCGAGCTGCGGGAAGCGGGCTTGGTGCAGATCGCACCACAACAACCAATAGGAGACACTCGGCAGCGGGTGGAAGAGGGATCAAATGATGAAGAGCTTGAAGAAGTTGAATAGCAATTACCCAATGATTTTGGCCAAGGGTGCGGCGGGTGCGGCTGCGGTGATTCACTGCCATGGCGAAGCTACGATTACGGCTGCCGGTGAAAGCACCGAAGGCAAGCGGGAAACCAAAATCAATTTGGTGGCCTACAACGGCGGCCCGTTAATTGTTGGCGGCTATGATGCCCCGATCTACGTTGACCTGGATGGTCTGACCGGGCTTAACCGACCCATGCCGATCCTACGCGAGCATGACAAAAGCCGCATTGTTGCTTCGGCTACACCGCAGCGAGTGGGCCAAACCGTACAAGCCGAAGGCCGATTGGTGGGTGCCAGTGCCGATCGCCAGCAAGTGGAAGAACTGGCTGCCGACGGGTTCGCTTGGCAGGCTAGCGTTGGTGTGCGGCCTAGCTTGGTCGAACGGATCAAGGCTGGCGTTAAGGCTGTGGTAAACGGTGTGACCGTGGACGGCCCGGCCTACATTGCGCGCAAGAGCCGGTTGATTGAAACGAGCATCGTTACCATTGGTGCCGACGCTGACACGTTTGTCGGAATTGCGGCGACCGATCCAGGCGATGGCGACAGCGACGGCGACGACCCACAACCGGCCAGCAGTTTATTGGCAATCAAGGCCGAGCGGGCCAGGCGCGATGCGATCGAAGCAACAGCGGTGCGCATGATTAAACAAGGCGGAGACATTGAAGCCATCGAAGCGGCTATGGATGAAGCGATCAAAGCCGGAACTAACCCAATGCAATTTGAGCTGCAATTGTTGCGAAACCAACGACCAAGCCGGGCAATCCGCAGCGGAGGCCGAGAGGACCTGAGCGGGCAATCGCTGGAACAAGCGGTTGAGGCGTCAGTTGTGCGAGGTCTAGGCTTGCTGGGCGGGTCGATCGAAGCGGCCTACAACGAGCAAGTTTTGTACGCGATGGATCGGCACGAAGATTTGCGCCATGGTTTCACGATCAAAGACTTGCTGTGTTTTGCTGCGGAGCGTAACGGCCAGCGTGTTAGCCGCCATAACATCGATGGCATGATGCGGGGCGCGTTTGCCGATGTGCGAGCTAGCGGGCTTTCGACGATCAGCGTTAGCGGCATTTTGTCAAACATTGCCAACAAGCAATTGAAGGCTTCGTTTGAGGCTATAGAGTCAGCGTGGCGGCAAGTAACGGAAATCGTACCAGTACGCGATTTTAAGACGATCACCAGCTATAGCTTGACCGGCGATGCGACTTTCCAGCGTGTGGCCCCAGGCGGTGAGCTGAAGCATGCCATGCTAGGCGAAGCGAGCTACACCAATAAGGCCAATACCTACGGGCGCATGTTCGCTTTGGAACGTGAGGACATCATTAACGACGATTTGGGGGCCTTGCGATCGGCACCGCAGCGGCTGGGCTTGGGTGCGGCGCGTGGCTTGAACGATGTTTTCTGGACCGAGTTTCAAGAAAACGCGGGTAATTTCTTCCATTCCAACAATAAGAACTTGATCGCCAGCGGTTCTAGTTCTGCTTGGTATCTGTTGGTGGACCCCATGGAGCTAGCCATGATCCAAACGGTATTTTTGAATGGACGCCAGGTACCAACAATCGAAACTGCCGACGCAGACTTCAAGCAGTTGGGAATCCAAATGCGTGGCTACTTCGATTTTGGCGTTAAGAAGCAGGAGCCACGCGCGGCGGTTAAGTCGCCAGCGGCGCTAACGATCGACGCGGTAACGGCGGCCAACCAGTTGCTACTGGATCAAAAGGACCGCGACGGCAAACCATTGGCGCT